CGGCTGTCGCGGTGACGAGGTCGCCCTTGGCGTCAACTAGGGCATTAAGAACATACGCGCTCGCCGTGAACGTCGGAACGTCAGAATCCGTGTCCACCCACAACGTTCCGTTATCGGGGCTGACTGGTTCAGTCGCGGACATCTCCACAGTCGCGCCACCTGACGCCTCTGCCCAGATAAGCCCCTGCGCCCCTGCGGAAGAGGAGGTTAGGACGTAGCCTTCCGTGCCTGTGCCCAGTCGCGTAACGCTTGCGGATCCTGTGCCAACGATCAGATCGCCAGCCGTCGTCACAACAGACGCGGCGACCCTGCCAGCAACCGTGGAATCGAGAGCGGTGAATCGTGCCGCTACCGTGGACGCTGACGCGCCAGAAGGATCAGTACCTAGTTCCTCCTGCACCGCCTCCATAGCGGCTTCTAGGTCGTCGTGACGCTCACTATGGGTACGCCCTGTGCTGTCCTCATCGCCCAGGTTTGTCGGGGATGCCTCCGCGAAGTTGTCTAGCGCACCGGGGTAGTTGCTTGTGCCTGCCACGGTCTACTCCTTCGGGACGCAAGTGTGTGTGATGTCGCGGTCGCAGGCGCCACAGAACGCGGCGTAGGTCCCATCTGGTGCGCTCCAGACATCGAACACGATCCCGAAGTTAACGCACCCTTCTAGGTCGCAGCATGAGGTATGGCTAATGTATGGGGCACTCATCCTGCCGCACTCCCGGAAGTCATCTGAACAGCAACAACGTTGTAACGTAGCGCCGTCACGCTAGCCGAACTGTTTGCGTTCGCGTAGTAGATCGTTGCCGTGGATGCCGTAATACTTCCTGGCGTGTAGATGATCTTGTATGACCCCGCCACGCTCACATCCTCGTTAGTGACAACCACGATCGGCTTAACACTGAATCTTCCCACGGGCCAGTTAATCGTTCCGGCGCTACTGATCGAGTCGCTTGGAGCCTGGTTCAGTCCCCCTAGTGAAGCGCTCGTTGCTGACATCGCGTACGGGACTCCAGTCCCGGCAACGCTCGTCCACGATGCCCCGGTATAAACCTCGACCGCGTTAGTGGAATCCAAGTAACTCATCATGCCCTCGGACGGGGAAGGCAGGGCAGTAGCGCGAGTCGCGGAAGAGGAGAACCTCATAACCGCCTGATCCATCAGATACGAGTTAACGTCGGACGCGGTGAGTACGTCACCCGCGACAAACGTCTTTCTACCCGCGCCAGCCATGAGTCCTCACAATCCCAGAACGTTCGTGTTCAGAATACCGTAGTCGGTCGAATCCAGTTCGAATGGGAAGTAGGTGATCCGCTCGAACTGGAATGTCATTTGATGCCGTGATGGGGATACCTCGTGTGAGATACCCTCAATCGTTAGGTACTGGTCGATAGGGGCACCGATACCGTTCGGCGTGAACCTGACGCGGACCACATCCCCGAAGTCCAGTCCAAGCAGCCCAGTCTTGTTCGGGCTGTTACCCACATCCACTCCGACGCTGCGAATACGAACTTGCGGCGTCCCGTAACGGTTCACTAGGTATTCCGCCATTGGAGCCAACTGATCGTCCGCAGCAAACAGAAGACCCGTCCGTGACAAGGTAGAAACACCGAACGCCGCCTGACTCACCGTATCGTCAGCCGTGGCGGTCGTCACGCTGTTCTCTCGACCCACCACCACGCGGTTGTGCAGCGTCTCCGTCCCATATTCGACGCCGATATCGTTGAATGGAATGTAGGTTCCGGGGATAGCGTCAAACGCATAGGCCGTGGTGATGGAGTCATACCCGACCGTGAGGCTGTCATACGGCGTATCCACACCCTCGTTACCGTTAGTGAACACGAATCCCGTGTATGCACCCGATGGTGTGTTGCTGCTGTTGAAGGTGAGTACCCCGTCAGACGCTACGAATAGGGCGCCAGCGTCCGTCTCCTCTACGATCTGCAGATAGTTCAAGACCCCGGTGCCTTCATCGACAGTATCTAGTTGCAACTGCTGTGAACCTGTTGCGATATTGCGTGAGCCAGCAGGCCAAGATACTTCGGGGCGATCCAGCACCTCGGAGATACGGGCACCGGGTAGCGTCGCGGAGGCTGTGAACCCAGCGAGTTCAGAAGATGCTAGGAGCGTGAAACCATCGACGCACAACGCTGTCGCGATACTGTCCCGGTTCAGCGAGTAGTCGAGGTTCCAATCCTCAATCAAGCCAACGAACAGAAAATTAACTCCGTCCGTTACTTGGATCGGGCGACGCGGCTGAATCTGACCCACATATGGTGATCCCGCATATTCTGGGTCAAACACTCGACCCGTGTTATCAAGCGCGATAGTCGCGGTCCCGGTCTGGAACTTATCTAGCCTGCGCGACCTTCCTCGACGAACGCTGACAGAGCGAACATATTGCGTTACGTCTTGGAATAGCGTCCCGCCAAGCACATACACGGAATCTAACTCCCCCTGCACAGGATCATCCAACGTAAACAAGGTCGGGTCTCCGATAGCGGAGAGATCGAAACCGATACGGACAGTCAATGCCATTAGGCGCTCGCAAACACGCGACCGTTAGAACGCTCATAGGCCTTGATCGCTTCGACCGCGACGCGACCGATCTCGCGCGGATCACCGACACCCGTATTCACCGTGATCTGATAGGTCACGTTCGCGGCAGGAGCAGGCACACCGCCTGTGGTCACAGTCGCGGGAACATCTGTGACGCTAGTGATTCCTGCGCGCGTCGTCGCACCCGCACGGACAGGCTCAATAACGATCTTTACGGTTCGCTCCATACTTGTAGCGAGAGCATCCATCAAGCGGTTCAGTTCTGCGCTGACCTTCGGGAAGTCTTTCTTGAACTGCGCGATCATCGCGTCAAGACTCTTCTGCGCTGCCGCCTCAGTAGCCGGGACGAGAGTGGTCATCATGCCCGTGATAAGCGACTCTATCTGCGTTACAAGCGTGTTGATGTCGGTTTCGATGCGGGTCTGCTCCCCTTCCAGGCGAACGCGCTCAGCATCATAGGCCTCCTTAGCGTCATCCAAGTCCTTCTGCGCTGCCGTGACAGCGGCCTTCGTGTCGCGGACGATCGCTTCCTGCGCAGAGATCGCAGAAGAGTAGTACGCGCCGCTGACACCACCGGCGAACTCATTCGCGTACTTCAGTAGTTCTGCCTGCGTGTCGTTGATGCCGCGTAGTTCATCATCCGTGGCGGATGCGAGAGCCGCGACCGCTTCGCCTGCGCCCGACACTCCTGCTTCGATAAAGTCACGGATAAGCGTCGGGTCGAGGCCACGCCTCATCAAAGACTGGATGTTGCTAGAGAACGCCTTGACCTCATCCAGTCGGCTACGCAGAGTTGCGGCGATAGCGCCAGCACCGGACTGCATTTCCTGGCGTGTGGACCGGACGATCGTGCGGACACCGTTGCCCAGTTCGCGGACTTCCTCGGTCACGACCGATACGGAATCCTGCGTGAGTCCTGACAGGTTGTTCACAAACGAGCGGAATCCGCTGTTGATCTTGTCGATGAAGCCGTCCCGCTCATTGACGATGCGCTCTAGTTCCCTGGTCGCATCCTCGTAAGCCCGGACAGAACCGCTAAGCGACTCCCTCAACTTCTCTTCATCGACGCGGTACTTCTGCTCATTCACCCGCATCTGCTCGGCGTTCGCCGCATACTCGCTTTCCAGGGCGATGATCTGAGTGACGTAAGATTCCAACTGCGAGAGAGTCGCGTTCATCGCTGCCGTATTCCGACGAGCAGCCCCCTCACCGACAATCGCCGGATCAGTCATCACCGCATACGCTTCGCGGATCGTATCCGCTAGCCCCATGTAGTTACGGGCCAACGTGCGCGGGTCGGTCCCGAACTGGAACATTTGCGAAAGATCAGACGCGGTTCCTAGAGGGGTAGCGAGTAGGCTTGTGATGGAGGCGAACGCGGATTCCACTCCCTCCATGCGGCCCACGATGTAGTCGTACTGCTTGCCGATCTTCTGCAAAGCGTTCAGAGCCTTTTCGTTGCTCTTGACCCATTCCGCGATCTTCACATCCTTGGCAGCCTTTGCCGCCTCCTCGCGCGCCTTAGCGAGTTCCTTCTCGGCCCTAGCGATGGCCTTAGCGGTCGCGTCCTCATCCTTGCGCAGACGGTTCAGTTCCCGCTCGGCATCCTTGACGGAACGGTTCGCGTCCTTCAGATTCATTCGCGCGTAGCGTAGTTTCTCCAGAGCGCCCTCGATCGCGTTAGCGATAGCAGATTCAGCGGCACCCATATCGCGGGGAATAAAGTCCTGCATGAAGGCCTTCATTAACTCTCGCGCCACCTCGCTAGCAGCCTTCGACGCCTGCCCAGCCCTGGCGCGCAGCCCAACGATCAGGCCGTCTACGAAGTTGCCTGCAACCTTCATCGCGTCGCGTGATGGGGAGGTCGCGTCAATACCCGCGTTACCGCCAGTAGTGAGTTGGGAAGTCACGGCAGCGGCAGCAGCGGCAACTTCATCCTTGCGTCGCTGCAACTCCGCGAGTATGCCGTCGATGAAGTTCATGCCGACTTCGTTGCCATACTTCTCGGCAGTCGCGCGCTGAGCCGCGAACTCGTCGACCGTCTTCTTCGATTCCGCCTGCTGTTTCTTGAACACCTTGAAGATATCGGACTGCTCAGGCTTGATACCCTGCTTCTTCAGCGCTGCCCGAATCTCATCCTGCCCCTTGGCGAGTCGCTTCTGCGCTTCCTCCGGGTCTTTCGCTGCGGCGGCGTAGTCAATCCAGCCTTGTGCCGCATCCCGGATCGCGGAACGGTTAGACATAGCGGCGTCGGAGGTTCCCTTTAGCGCGTTGCCGTTCTCTTCCAGCGTCGCATTGAGATCCTTGATGCTCTGGATTGCGGAATCGCGCGAGGCTTCCTGGGAAATAACCTCGTTCATCTTCTCGAAAGCCTTCTGCAAGCCCTCGACCGCCTCCACGCCAGCGTTCAGAGCGGCATCAAGAGCCTTCTGCGAGTCCGTCATGCTCTTGTCTGCGGCGCGCTTCTCCTGCGCGGCTGCGCGATGCGTAGCCATAAGTCCGCGTTGCGCGTCGGCAGCGGCGACAGCGCCATCAACCTGTGCCGCTGCGAGGTCCGCCGCAGCCAACTTCGCATTACCGTACTGGTCGATCATCCCGTCAAGATTCTCGACGATCGTATTGATCGAGTTTACGGTCCCGACGTTCAGGAAGCCATCAACAACGAACCCACCTGTCGCCTTCTGTGCCTCCTGCATCGCCGTGATCTTCTCGCGGTAGGCATCCAGAGCGGGTCCACCTTGCTCCAGCGCGGCGATGAAGCCAGAGATTGAGATGCCATAGTTATCCAGCATCGCCAAATCCTCTTGGCTGATGTTGTGCCGGAGTTCTGAAGCGATAAAGATCTTTGCCGCTTCGCTCATCTTCCCCGTCGTCAGGTCAATCTCGTCACGAAGATTAGCCAGATGATGCTCGGTGCCTGCCGCCTTCCCGACGAAGATCTCGAAAGCCGCACCGACAGCGATCATCGCGAGACCGATCGGCCCGAGACTTGCGAGCAGACCCTTCGCGGCAACGCCAATCGCCTTAAAGGAAGCGACAACCGTCACCTTAGCCGTATTTGCTGCTGTCGCTATCATCCCGATAGAGGACTGTGTCTGCTTCAGACTGGCTCGCGTAGCGGCCATCTCGCCGCGCAACTGAGCGAACGCCAGCCGTAGCGCCCCGACAGCGCGCATCTTCAGCATAATTGACAGAAGACCGGAGAAGACGACGATCAACTTACCCACAATGAACAGCAATGGGCCGACGACGGCGAGAATCCCAGCGAATGCCGTGATGACAGTCTTGATCGGACCCGGTAGGGAACTGAACGCCTTCAGATTCGCCTGCATGAAGTCAACGACAGTCTTGATAATCGGTAGGAACTGGTTCCCAAGGTCGATGAGGGTGGCCTTCAACTGGGCCATCGCCTGATTCATTTGGAACTGAGTCGTCTGCGCGACGGCATTGAAGGCTTCAGCGGTCATGCCAGCGCTCGCGCGCACCCCGCCGAAGGTCGCTTCGATCGTGGCAGCGTCCGAATCAAGGATTTGGAACGCCGCAGATGCCGCTTCCGACGATCCCAGCAGCCTACCCAACTGCTCCCGGTTGCCGCCGAGCGCCTTATCCAGCATTTGCAGCGTAGCGGGTAGCCCCTTAGCGGCAATCGAATCGCGTAGATCCTCCGCACTCATGCCTACTTCATCAAGTGCGGTCTTCGCTTCCTCGGTTGGGACGACGAAAGCGCGGAACAATGCCTGGATCTGCGTGACTGATTGTGCGGCGTCACCGTTTACGCGCGTCAGGAGCGCTACCGCGCCACCCATTTCCTGGAAGGATGCCCCGGCCTGCTTCGCGAACGGCAGCACGCGCCCGATCGCAGCAGCGAATTGACTCGTTTCGAAGTTACCGGCGCGAGCCGTAGCGACGATAGCGTCTGTTGCTTCAGATGCGCTCAGGACTTCTGTGCCGTAAGCGGAGAGCGCGCCAGCGACAGCGCGAGCGATATCGTTCGTTTCGCCGAGGCCAGCGGCACCAGCCTTAGCGGAGTTAGCGAGTGTCGCCATCGCGTCAGACCCGCGCAGGCCTGCGGAGGTCACAACGAACAAGCCAGCAGCGAGTTCGTCAGGTGACTTGCCGATCTGACCAGCCATACCGGTGACTTCGGTGCCCATTCGGGCGACCTCATCAGACGCGATACCGACCAGGCCGATGATCTTGTTCATGCTGGCTTCGAACGAGATCGCTGCGGTACTTGCGGCAGCCGCTACACCACCCAGGGGGAGGGTGATGCCGACCGTCATCTTCTTGCCGACATCGGCCATAGCGTTGCCGACCTCGGCAATACGCTTGCTGGAGAACGATGCCGCTTCGCCTACGGTCGCGAAAGCGCCACGCGCCATCGACATCTTCGACTGGACATCGCTGATGTCGGCTGTGAACCGGGCGACAACCTCTGTTGCTACCGCCATGAGTTCACCTCTTCTTCTTCGAGGCCTGTTCCTGCTCCCAGACCCGCAAATGCTCTAGCGCGATCCACTCCGTTAGTTCTGCGGAAGTGAGAGGACGGTGGCCTGGGCCTCCAAGTAGGAGTTCATCCACCGTCCTCCCCAACCGTTGCGCTATTTCGAAGATGAATCGTCTTTCTGGGACTTGGAGGAATCTTTTCCCGCCGCGTCCTGCTCATCCTTGCCGATACCGGACAGGCGAAGCCCGACGTTAGCCAGCCTCTCGACTGCTGCGCTGGACTTTGCCAGGATCGCGTCCTTGTCTGCGGTCGTGAACACCGGCTCGTTGCTCTCCGGGTCGAAGGTGCACGACACGACAACGTCCGGATAGACGATGCTCATGTTCACTTGCTGCGTGTTCTGGTCGAAAGCGTTCTGCATCAGCGTGATGCGGTCGCCTGCGCTCATGCCACGAACGAGAACATCGACTCCCCACTCAGGAATACCCACAACCTCGGTCGGGATGTCCTCAGCGGCGAAAATCTTGTCACGCAAACTAGCCATTACCGTTACTCCTTTGGTTGGTCCACACGGGAACGTGGAAAGTTACTGAACCGTGCGTCAGAACGTGGTGCCGGTAACGCTGCCTGTGACCTGAAGTTCGAGCGAATAGGTGACGACATCGCCGACCGGTGAGGAAACCTCGTAGGAAGTGATGAGAGCCTCGCCCGTGAACTTCGGCTGGGCCGATGCGGAGCCAGAGGGACCGTACTCGAACGAAAGGCTCGACACCGAACCCGACTTCAGGTTCGCGATATCGCCTGCAATCAGCGTGTCGACGGTCGCGTCGAACATTCCCGAGAGGGAAATGGTGGCGTCGCCGAGGCCCGTGATGTAGGTCTTGTCGTTCTGACCGAAAGCAGTCGTCTCCGCAGTCTCAATCTCGCGGGGCATACTGATCTCATTGAGGGTGTCGCTGATGTTCACCAGGGAACCAGCGGTTCCATCCAGGCGGAACTGGGCGTTCTTGCCATGCTTGAAGGTAGGCACAGTTATCTCCTTGCTGCCGAAACGTGATAGGTGATGGAGCCGGACGATCCGGCGAGGGTGTGTGCTGCACGGAGATACTGATTCACCGTGCCCGTGCTGGTGATGCTCTCTCCCGCCGTGCTGCTGGCGCTGACGGAAGAGAATGTGACGAGGTCCACCCAGGTTGCGTTATCTGCTGAGTGCTGGACCTTGACGGTAGCCGCGCCGTCGCGCGTGTTCTCCGTAACGTGAAGGTTAAAGAGGCCCCCACCGCTGGTCGATGAGCCGTCGTTAATGCCGGTCAGCGATGCCGACGTTCCCGTGTTGGTGAGAGCGTTCAGAGCGCGACCGGAGAACAGTCCTCCATCGGCCTGAACTTCTGCTGAGATAGCGACAACATCACCCACCGGAGAGGACACCTCGTAGGAGGTCAACTGGCCGTTAGCGATGATGCTTCTCGCGCCTGCGGTAGCGCCTTCGGGCAGCACCGTGAAGGTGTTATCTTCCTGCCCGATAGCGCCGCTGAGGACATCGTTAGAAGCGTTAGCGGTTCCGTCGAATAGTCCGCTCGTGGAGATCGTCCCGTCGCCGAGGCCGGTGATGTACGTCTTGTCCGAATCTGCGAAGGTAGTGGTCTCCGCAGTTTCGATCTCCTGGGTCTGCGTAGCCTCGTTCAAGAACGGAGACATATCGGTCCCGTTCAGCAGAACGACGGTGCGCTTACCGTGACGAAATGTGGGCATCATTCGCCTCCCTTGCTGGGAGACTTAGGCTCACGCGCAGCAGTAGTCTTTGGTGTTACAGGCTTGTCGTCTGAAGCGTTATCTGCGGCTTCGATGATGTTCTGCGCGAGGAGCCAAGTAACGCTACTGGCGGGTAGGTCGCTGACGACGGTGCCCGGTTCGGCACGATTGCCTGCGTAGTCGATTCCTACGAGGACCCGATAGGTCGCCATTCCGCTCCCATGGACGCGCGGCAACCCCGGCATCCCTGGGGCCACATGAGCCACGGCGGAAGCGGGGTCACGGGTGGACACGTTGCTGGGACCATTCTACACGCGCCAGAGCCTCCCGGTCAGGCTCCCGGCCTCGGTCAGGCTGGAAGGCCCTCAGAAGCAATCTGAGGGGTTATCCCCCCTTAAGGGGACACCGGGGTAGGGGACAGGGATGGGGGCTCAAATTGCCCTCAAACAACTTTTCGGGAAATACCACCATCTACCGTCTGACACGGTAAGATAGGGGCATAACTGAAGAGCGGATCGGGGCACCGCCTCCGGCGAATGGGTGAGCGTAGAAGAGCCACTAACCGCAAGATCACCGAGACAAGTGATCGCGCGTCGCGACCGGAACCGCCTAGTGAACCAGCCCGATCCGTGCAGAGGGAGAACCGGAAGGGACCTTCTTCGCCACCCCCATCGTTGCGATGCGATCACCGTGCAAACGCTAGAGCGAGCGGCAGGGGCGACGCGAGGACAGACGAGCCGGAAGTAACCCCGAGCGTTCAGTTGACTTCCCAGTCGAAACCCTCCTGCCGTTACTGGTAGGAGGGTCCGTTAGGGGTCGCGTCCTAACGCTGAAGAGACACGCGAAACGAAAGGGAAGCCAATGCAGACCAAGGTTATTGACCTCGGCGTTATTCGTATTGACGACGTTGCGCTGATCATCTTCCAGGTCGTTGACTACTACGAGCGGAGCCTGAAGGTTTCGAGCGTTATTCACGACGACGAGATGGATCGGCTCGTCCAAGCGAGTCGCCGAGAGATGACCAAGGGCTACCTCGCCTATGCGCGCAAGATGCGCGAAGGCCTGGAAGACCCCGAGAGTCGTTACTCGCAGATGTCTGCCTACGACGCCGCAAGGCACCTCGCTACTGCCGCTGAGTGGTACGGCAAGTGCCTCGAAGCGTCGCAGCGTCCGTTCCTTGACCGAGAGGCAACGGTCGGAAACATCAAGCGCAAGTACGGCTGGTAGCACCCGTCGAAACCCCGTGAGGGGTCCACCGGAACTCGCCCCCCGGTGCTGATGAGACAGGCGAAAGGGAAGGAAACACAATGACCACGACGCACACGCCGATGAATGACCGTAACGTCTGCTGGTTCACGATGAGCAAGTCGGAGGCTGCCTGCCTGATCCGTGACCTTGCTTCGGCGATCGCCGATAAGGGTGACGAGATTCAGATGGAGTTCCGTACCGAGCGCCGTAACGACTTCTCGAAGGCTGACGGCGAGAAGTTCCACGCGATCCGCATCGGTCTTCAGAACTCCTTCGGGATGTCTGACGGAAGGATCACCGAGAGCGCCACCTGGGAGTAAGTCGAAACCGCCGAGAGGCGGTCGCGCAGAACTGACCTACTGCGCCTGATGAGACAGGTCAATGACGAAAGGGAAGAACAATGACAACAATCAAGGTTACGCGTGCAGGCATCCGCTCGCTCGGAGGCTACTCCGAGCAGCGCGGGGTCCGCTGGTACTACAACCTTCCCGAGCGTTTGGTCACGATGCCTGATGGTCGTATCGCTGCCGCAACCCCTGGTGGGTACAGCAGCAAGGCCGAAACGCTCACGCTGGTGCGCTCACTTTATGCGGAGCGTCCGCTCCTGGTGGAGTGGCCCGATGGTAAGACCTCCACGATCAAGCGTTAGTCGAAACCGCCGAGAGGCGGTCGTGCGGGAATCGCCTACCGCACCTGACGAGACAGGCGAACAACGAAAGGGAAGAACGATGGACAAGTGGGTTAAGAACGGCTTCGAGTACCGCTACGAGTTCTCCCGCGACAGCGGCGAGATGCTCGTCATTCGCATTGACCATCTCTGGGATCGCCCCCGCTACGCACTCGTTTCGCAGTACCGCGACGGTCGCGGCTACTGGCGAGAGCAGTCCCTGGGGCAGCCGTTCTCAACGCTGCGCGCAGCGAAGGGATATGCGGCTCTGATCTGTCCCGAGACGAACCAGGCGGTGACGGCATGATGACCGCGACAAGCCTTCATACGCTGGACTTTGAGTACCGCAACGAGTACGGGGCATGGGTGCGGGTCATCACTTGCCCGACTGAACAGAAGTCCTGCATCGCCGCGATGACTTGCTGCTCACTCTGCGGCGAGCGGGTCTTCCGGCAGGCCGCGCCCAACCGCTGCAACAAGCGCGGCTGTGAGTGCGGTGCCGAATAGTCGAAACCCCGAGAGGGGTCCACGGGAACTCACCGACCCGTGCTGACGAGACAGGTGTGACGAAAGGGAAGCACAATGACCACCATCGGTATCTCATTCAAGAACATCGAGAAGACGTACTGCGGTAAGACCGGGTGCGCCTGCGGCTGTGGCGGCACCTACGCCGCGCCAGAGCACGCCGACGTCAATCATTACACGCCTAAGAGCGACCGCACCGTCAAGATCCGGCTCAACAAGGTACTGAAGGCACTCGCTACTAACCCCGAGGCAGTCGAGATCGACCACCACGGAGACACGGAGATCTGGTCCTACGAGTACGGCACCGAGAACGAGTACGGCGAGCGCCGCGTCATCCGTATCTACGCGACGCGCGATTAGTCGAAACCCCGTGAGGGGTCCGTCAGGGTTCGCCTCCTGGCGCTGAAGAGACAGGCGAGACGAAAGGGAAGCCAATGACAGAAACACGCACGCCACTACCCGAGACGATCGACATGGCTATCGCTGGTGCCTGGCGGTTCGTCGAGCAGTACCCGACGCAGGGTGCCTCGAACGAGAGCCGCGTCATGTACCACGCGCTCATCCACTACTTCCGCGAATTGGGCGTTAGCAAGGATGACGTCCAGAAGATCCGCGAACTCATCTGGGACGCCGAGTTTGCTGAGTTCGATCGCGGTTGGTCGAAGGGTTGGGACGCCGGATGGGAGTCTGCCAAGGAGCAGTCGCTCACTCCGCCGTTCTAGTCGAAACCCCGTTCGCGGGGTCGCACAGGGATAGCCGCCTGTGCCTGATGAGACAGGCTAACAGAAGGGGAAGCGCATGGTTGAAGGATTGCAGACGGGTTACATCCTTTGTCGCCCGACGATCTTCTCGCTCAGGAACATGCTGAACGAGATGGAAGCAATCGGTTGGGATCCGCTTCAGCCGATCGAAGTAAAGCAGATGAGTAACGCGCCCGAGTTGTTCCACATCAAGGCAGTAGAGGAATGGCTCGGCGCACCGATCACTCCGAACGAGGGGGAGGCAAAGTGAATAAG